CAGTACGCCCAAAAGCAAGATCGGATTACTGTGTAACCTCGGTGATTTTTTGCACTGGGACGGATTGGAGCAATTGACTCCGAGCGGAAAAAATTTACTTGAAGGCGACTCAAGATACTCACGCATCGTAGATATAGCGATGACGGTTATGAACGAGGCTGTTCGCATGATGTTGGAGAAGTACGAGCAAGTCGTCTTTGTTTGTGCAGAGGGTAACCATGATATTGCTGGCTCTATCTGGTTACGCAAGTTCATAAGAAAGCTGTATGCAAACGAGCCAAGGCTACAGGTCATTGATAACGACTTCCCTTACTACGCATACAGGCACGGCGAGATCATGCTCTGCTTCCATCATGGTCACAAAGCTAAGATGGGTAGCTTGCCCAAGGTATTCTCAAGCGAGCCACGTTTCAGGCAGGACTGGGGCAGGTCTAAGGTAGCGTATATACACTCGGGCCATTATCACTCTGAGAGGGTTTTAGAGGACGCTGGAGCGATTACAGAGCAACACCCTACCCTAGCCTCTAGGGATTCGTATGCGACCCGTCTAGGGCTTATGTCACAGCGTGGCGCTAAGGTGATAACCTATGACTCAACTGATGGTGAGGTTGCCCGTATAACTGTGAGGCCCAAAGCATGATCCCAATTATTAGCTGTCCGTTACCGGGCGGAGGTCAAGCACTTATCAAGACGCAGGACATTGGCGGCGCAACCAGCGGCAAGAATTTAAACGAGTGCGATGTCTACATACTAGGTTGGGCGGCTAACGGGATCACAGTCGATTTAAGTTTGGATGACTTCGCAGAGGTATGGGTATCAGCATTGATAGACGAAGGAGAGCCGGAGTATGAGATCGTATTTACCCCAGATGGCCTGCACTGAGTGCTTCAAGATCATGGTCCCCCAGTTTAAGCAGGAATACCCGCATAAGCTGGAAGGCTGGTCATGTGACTGCGGGAACAGCGAGAAGGCAATACTTCGAGAGCGTCAATACACGAGGGCCGATGATGGCAGTCAAGAGAGATCAAGCGGACATTTGGTTTAGCAAAGCAGTAAGGCTACGCGATGGGAAGTGTATGCACTGCCACAAGACTGATCGACTCGAATGCTCACATATCTATGGCAGGGCCAACAAGCGAGTACGCTGGGCCATGTCAAACTGTATAGCCCTCTGCCATGCTTGCCACAGATACATGACCTCCAATCCCGTGGCGCACTTCGACTTTCTGAATGACCTGCTTGGCGAGGAACACATGGATAAGTTGCGGATGGATCGCAATGAGATATACAAGACTAATAAGTTACTGAGGAAGGATATCGCGGCGCATTACCGCGATGAGGTCAGGCGTAAGGAACTTGATCCTGATTACGAGATTCAGAGCTGGAACTAACGTAGTCCAGATAATACTGCCGAAGAATGAAACGATCCCGGAGCTTGGTCAGGGCGCTCTTTTCTAACTGAGCCACCCTACTCCGGGTAATACCTAGCTCATCGGCAATCTCTTGGTGAGTCATTAGGTAGTCGTCATTGATTGCTCTTGTCATAACAGTAAAGGCCGCTTATGCGGCTCTTTTCAATAAACGAACAACCTGCTGATACTGCGGCATTTCGCACTCAGGACAATAACCCGCGTTCAAAATCACAGGATCGGCATACACATACAGATCGCCGCCCTTATTCATGTATACGGCTGTGTCTACGTCGTTGATGACCTGCCACCCAATCTGCTGTTCGCCTGATACATTAAAGCTCATATCCCTTCTCCCTTGGTAAGGGCCGCTTAAAACGCGGCTTGGATGTCGTCAAAGTTTTCGTAAACTACACGCGCTTGAGCCATGAGCCAGCATCTATAAGTTTGCCGCTCTTGACGAAGGGATTGAGTCATCTCGCCAGCGGCATAGTGCTTGCCGTCAAGATCAAGAAGACGATCAACCAAAAAGTTTTCTTCCAAAGCCGCCGCTAATCGAGTCAAAGCGTTTGTGTGGTCATTAGCTTGTGTATCGCAAGCGATCTTGTGGATGATTACTGGATCTAAGTTATTCATGTCTCTATTCCCTTGGTTAGTGGCTGTGTCCCCAGCCGATGAACAGAGTAAACCATACCTAAAAATACAATGTCAAACATTTTTTGTTCGATAGTTGATGTTTATACAAATAGACCGGGTTTTGTTTGTATGGTTTCGGACACAAATACATGATTCATGTCCGTGACAAACATAAATTGTTGTAATTCTGCAAATTGTGTATAATCGTTGTATGTGTACTACTGTGAAGAGAGCCATGTTCTGCACTCGTAACGGCTACAAGCACATTGAGAACCTCGATCAAGTCTGCGTACTTGTCGGGCGTTTGAAAGGACTCACGGAGTCCGAGTATCTCGATCTGTGTGCTATCAACAAGCTAGAGAATGCACGAGCGTTAGAGATGGCGAAACATTACCCCAGTCACTAGGCTAGGGATATAACAGGCCGAAAAGGTCACGGGGCTTCTTGCCCCTCAAAAAAGGGAAGGGATATGTACGAGCAAGAAATGTTTAACAAGAATCCGGGCTTAGTAATTGGCGCGGTTATCTTATTTATCACTGTGTTGGGTATTGTAGGTAATGCCGACATGGAAGAAGAGATTAGCCAATACGAGTTCTATTGTGAGAACGTCGCCATGTGGATCGACTCCAATGGTGAGAACGGGCATCCAAACTTTCGAGGTGTAGACTGTGAAGCTGACCTATAAGGACGTACAAGAGGCATCAAAGCTGAATCACAGTGGCGTTACGTTCGACAGCCTAGCCACTATCTTTGATGTAAGCCCAACAACTATTCGCCGATACATTCGGGCGTTTGAGCGTTACGGGAAGTCATTTTGGGGACCCTATCCAACTGAGGTAAATGATGCCTGATCAACGTGGTAAACTAGACAAGGAAACGCGGGACAGACACTTTCCAGAGTGGAATGGCGGGAAAGGATCATTGCCACGTAAATCAACACAGGCAAGCCGTAAGGCATATGCTGACAACTGGGATAGGATATTCGGTGGCAAAGACAAAGGCACAGCTCAATAGACAGGTAAGGCAAGAGGCTCTCAGAGATCAATTGTCCCAGCAGGGTCACGAGCAGTATATCTCTGAAATCATTAGCAATTTGTCTGATCCAGAGATGGAGTATGATTCTTTGTGGGTGCAAAGACTCAAGGCGGCGGCTGATCTACGTCTAAAGCTCATGGCTAAGTACATTCCAGACCTCAAATCAACAGAGCTAACTGGCCCAGAAGGTGGTGATTTAGTCATAGCCGTACAGCGTAAGCGCTTCGATGGCGAAGAATGACCATGATTTATTTCTACATGAGTTCGGTATATCCGACGAGCTAGAGCGGGCGGTCATGTCTTACACCGGAGATCTCGACTTAGCTGAGATTGATGGCGTAAAGCTGGGGCGTTCTGAGATACATGGCAAAGGCACATTCGCAACCAAGCAATTCAAGTCTCCTTACTGCGTCGGATGGTCGGTCTCGCACAATCAAAGAACAATACTTGGCCGATATATGAACCATTCCCCACAACCGAATTGCATTCCGGTTAGGGCGAGCGATGGAGTGCTTGTCGTAGCAATCAATGATATATGTGAGGGCGATGAGCTACTGATCAACTATCGAGATGTAATGTATGCCCGCGATTGAATACGTAATGAAGCCGCAAGGCAAAGTCCTCGAAGAGTTTGCAGACTGTCGGGAACGTAACTCTTTCATCATGGGGCCACTAGGTTCCGGCAAGACAGTCCAAGTCATCCTTAAAATGCTAGAGCTGATGTGCGAGCAGGCACCAGTCACTCGGGAGACGCATCCCAACTACGGCGTAAGGCTCAGTCGGATCATCGCGGCACGTAATACTTACAGCGAACTATTCTCTACCACGATCAAAGACTGGCTTGAAGTACACGGAGACCTTGGTGAGTTCAAGCAGGGCAACAAGGAACCACCAACACACAAGATTCAGTTCAAGTTAGAGGATGGCACGACAGTCAGAAGCGAGGTCATCTTCATCGCCTTTGATCGCCCTGATCACGTCAAGAAGGCACGAGGTATACAGACTACATGGGTGTGGCTCAACGAGGCCAAGGAGCATTCTAAGAGCGTTGTGGACATGCTCGACCTTAGATGTGGTCGATACCCGTCGATGAAAGAAGGCGTACGACCAACACACTATGGAATGATAGGGGATTCAAATGCTCCGGACGAAGATCACTGGTATTACCGACTGGCTGAAGAAGAAAGGCCAGAAGATTGGAAGTTTCATCGACAACCGGGTGGAGTCTATCGGGAGGGAGATGGTTGGTATCTCAATACCAAAGCGGAGAACCTCCACAACCTTCCAGAGGACTACTACCGGCGAGGGCTACAGGGCAAAAGTGATGACTGGATTAAGGTCAACTTGGCGAACGAGTATGGATTCGTCTCAAGTGGCAAGCCGGTACATCCTCTATACACTGACTCTATTCACTGCTTGCCTGATCTTTACATTCCTAATAACGATTCACCTGTCGTATTGGGCTTTGATTTCGGTCGGACACCAGCTTGTGCGTTTCTACAGCGTGATGCGCTCGGTCGCTGGATTTGCTTCGACGAATTCTGCCTAACCGATAGCGGAGCTGTAGACTTTGCTCCGAGCCTCAAGCGATACATCGACGCTAACTATCCGCACATCAGGTTCCGTGGCTGGGGCGATCCCTCGGGCGACAACAAGAACCAAGCGAATGCGGATACACCCTTCAAGATCATGCGAGCGGCTGGGATACCCTGTACGCCAACGCTGTCCAACGATCCTGCTTTACGACGTGCGGCTCTCGAACTACCGATGAAAGAACTGTGCATGGATGGCAAGCCACGATTCCTGATCAGCCCGAAGGCAAAGATGATTCGCAAGGGATTGCAGGGTGGGTTCTGTTACCGGCGTATACAGGTATCAGGTGAGAAGTACACAGATGAGCCAGACAAGAACGAATACAGTCACCCGGTCGAGGCATTGGAGTACGCATTGCAGGGCGAAGGTGAAGGCAGACAGGCGCTGTCTAGCGGTCAAGTGAGGCGTCCGATACGCAAAGCGGAGATGTCATTTAGTGTCTTCTGATTGCTATGTCGTGTTTACCGATGACGATCATCATTGGTGGAGTCCGATGCTCCATCCAACCATCCGGCACTGCTACGTAATCAAGCCCGAGAACGGCAAATGGATTGTGTTT